AAAAGCAAAGATCCGCGGTTGTTTCTGTTTGGTTTTTAATCTCAATGCTGCCTACTGTTCTTTCCTTGTTGTGCTTGTCTTTTCTCTGTAACTCTAAGATTTTAGCCACTGTCGCCTCCTCCTTCCTTTTTTTTTTCTATGCCAATTTGCGCAACCTTTATATAATTGCCGTTGCAAATCAATTCATCGCCGCCTTCTTTTCGTGGCTTATTCATATATGATCTCGCCTCGTTTGGTGTATATATGCCGTTCTGCACATACCCGGTTAAAATTGTTGCTTGGCTCTTTGCATCGGTACGCAAAATAACATTCTCGTTAAACTTGTAATACTTGCCTTGCCGTCTATCGCTCGGCTCTAATAGTTTGTAATCTAATTCCTCCTCATACTGCTTTAAAATAAATAATTCTGTATCAATATAAAAAGAAATGTTTTGCATTTCACTATTAGCGTAACTGCTTTTTTCATAGTCGTTTATTTGATTTGGTTTTATGCCAAATGCGCCCGCAATTTGTAACGCGCTATACTTCTTTAACTCAAAAAATTGACTATCCGTTAATTTGATGTTCAGCGGCTCTATTTTCATTCCGATCGGTATCGGGATAAATTTGCCCGCGTTATTTGCGCCGTTTGCGTATTCTTCCAATCTTGCGATTAACGCTTTTTCTAACTTTGGCGACATATCGCCGGTGTACTGTAATACTGCGCGCGCTGTTAAACCGCCTTTATAAAGATTGTTCAAAAAGTTTTGACTTTCAAGCCCGCCTTCTATGGTCGCTTTTAATATTTCTCTTACCGGTGCGCCGCTATATCCGTCAAATGTCATTGATGTTTTAAAATGCAGCACATCTCCCGAAGGGAAAATATAACTTTCGCCGCTGTATTTATCTGTGTACCAATAGTAAATATCGCCGCTGTCGCCAAATACGCCCTTGTCGTCAATCACTATTGTTGTATCTGCCGAAGGCATGATCCACAAATCCTTTATTTCTATTTCGCCGCCGTATATCATGCGGTTAAATTCGCGCCGGATCCACACATAGGCATTACCGTAATGATTTCTATTATTTTCAACCGTCGCCCAAAACGTCGAAGGTGTCATTTGCGGGTTTGGTCTTGTTTTTAACAGCTCATACGCTTTGTTTGTTTTTGCCTCCTCTACGCCTCTATCTGTTTGCTGATAGAATTTTATAGGCATTTTCGCCAACGTTTCGGATAACATTTTAAGGCAGGTAAAATAAGTTACTTCGCTCAAAACCTTTTTAGGCGTCCTCGAAATTCCTAACCATTCTAATAGCTTTTCATCGTCTGCGCCTGCTGCCGGTCTTGCTGCTCTGTAAATCATATTTTTTATTTTTTCAAATAGTTTCAATCTTCTTTCACACCTGCCTTTTCAAACATTTTTAAATATGCCTCTATGCTCTGATCTGTCGTGATTTCCTCAACTTCTACGCCCATAGCCAATTTATGCGCGTCTATAATTGCATCGCATGGATCAATTCGTACTTTTTGCAACATTTTATCTATTTTGATTTCGCCAAAACTGTTTGGCTCTGACAAAATAGCATCATTCATAGATCTTGTTAATAGCTTATTTTTCTTGTCGTATTCCACATTATGCGCCTTTACTTCTAGTTGAAAATCTATTGTTGCATCGTTTAAACTGCGTGCGCTCTGTTTGATTTCCACCAAATCGCACCCGAAATCCTCAAGATCTAACAAAAATGCGCTTGCATTATGCGGATCGTAACCGATTGCCGTTAAATCTATGTCGTATTTATCAATAATATTGTGTAAATGCGCCAATATGGTTTTGTAGTCGGTTTTTATGCCGCCCGCTGCCGTTGTTACCGTTAAAAGCCCCTCTTTTTGCCAAATGATGTACGGCGCGTTGTCCTCTTTGTCCATGTGTTCTTGCATACGTCTTTGAGGTATAAACGAATGGGAATAAATATAATACTTTTTATCCCCGGTCTTTGGATCCTCGTATGGGAATATTAACGCAAGCGATGTTAAATCTCCGCCGCTTGATAAATCTAAGCCGCATGTTGCTTTTTTTCCTCTGAAATCCTCTAACGTCCTATCGCTGCCGCATTTTTCCCATTCTGCAAGGTCTATAAAAGCGGTTTCCGCATTTGTAACCCATATATTTAGGGATTTTGTCAAAAAATCCCGCATTTCCTCGCCGCCCATTGATTTAGCTTTCTTTGCATCTTCCTGCATCTGCGAAAGCAATTCGGGATCATTTCCGGTTAATGGGCAACATTTGATCCAATTTTTCGGGTTCCAAATGTCGTCGTTTACGTCCATTTGGGCGATATAAATAAATTGCCGGTCGTTTACGTCAATTCCTCGTAAAACCCTCCGGCAATATTTGTATAATTCATAGCATGGGGCGTTTAAATTAAAACCTGCCGTTGTTATGACTGATATTAACGATTGTTTTAACTTTCGTGTACCGCCTTTTAACAGCTTATACATCTGATTATCTTTATGCGCGTGGTACTCGTCTACAATGCCTAAATACGGTCGGAAACCGTCTATTGATTTTGTATCACGCCCCAATGCTCGTATGGTAGCGTTGGTTATTTTTGCGATAATCTCGCTTTTGTAATCCTTTATTTCAAACAATTCTAGCAGGTCTGCATCTGCATTTATGAATTTTGATATTTCATTTAATACAATCCTTGCTTGATCCTGCTTTGTCGCTGTGCAATAGATTTGTGCGTAATTGTAGTTATCGAAATTACTACATTTAATACCCAATATTGCATTTAAAACACTTTTGCCCTGCTGCCTCGCCACTTGCACATAACTATCAGTAAAACGGCGTTTCCCGGTTTCTTTATGAACCCAACCAAAAAGGGAACCTAAAATAAACTCTTGGAACCCGGCGCAGGTAAATGTCTGATCGCCCTCGCCCTCTGCTATGGTTAGTTTGTTGGCAAGTTCTATTATGTCCTCTGCTTTTTCCGGATCGAAAATATACGGAAAATCCGGATCGTTCTTTTCTGATCTTTTCAGATCGTTTAAATGACGTTTGAACGCAAGCCGCGCATCTTCTCCAAACTCTTTTTTGTTTTTTAGGTTTTTTTCTGCAAATCGTGATATTCGATCGTTTGTTTTTAAAATCCTACTCATATTACTGTGCGTGTTTCATAAACTTATTTGCAGGTTTTTCTTCTTTTTCTTTCGGTATCACTAATTTGCACCTGCTCGAAATCGTTAAACCTAACTCTTTCGCGTTCTCATTGCAGGCTTTCATAAGCCTATTTTGTATTTTAGAAAGATAGTTATATTGTGCGTATTGTTCCGAAAGCTGCACATCTGCCGGTACCATGCTTTTTTTATCCGGCGTAAATTTAATTTTCTGCAACTGCTTTGTAACTTTGATGTACTCACTTTCGGCTTTAATGTATCGTGCCAATACGTCGCAATCTAAGTTAGTCATAATTTTTAAATCAACTAACTGTTTTGCTAATTCATCGAACTTTTCCTTCTCTTTTTTTAACAAAAAATCGGGTGGTTTTACCTTATCTGCGGGGGCTGTGATCTCTGCGTTTTTTCTCTCTACATATTCCGCAATCGTCAAGTGTTTTCGCCCTTTTGCCGCTATTAGGTCAACTGGTTCTCTTGGTCTTGCCATTGTCCTGCAACCCCCTTTCTAAAAAATCTCATTTAGGGAGTTTTTGCGTGAATTTAGGGGGGCTGCGGTCTTGGTAGGAACGGCTCGAAACTTTTTCGCACCCCCTACCCCGCAAGCCTCTTTTTATACTCGCTTATGCACTCCCTTAATGTCTGTTGCATCTGTGCCTTCTTTATCTCGTCTTTGTATGCCTTGCTTATCATGCTGTGCGTTGCCTCTGATATGCTTATAAGGTTGTCTAAATCACAACGCTTTGAATAGTCCTCCATTAACTCAACAATATGATGCACTGTATCAGCCGGTACAACCCTGCCTTCTGTGATATATAAATATATATCTATGCCGGTATCTCTCGCCAACACTCTAGCGCGCGTTGCCTTCCATTCGCTGCTATTATAAAAAGCCTTTGCCGTTTGGTTTCTGCAATGTGCATCATATTCCTTGTGGCGTTCCCGGTTCTCTGCCGTCTTATTCACGGTATGCGCTTTGCAATACCGCACGCCCTGCGGTACTAACTTATTGCAGCCGTTTCTATTGCAATACTTTAACAATGCCATTCTTTCGCACCTCCGGGCATAAAAATAAAGCGGCTGTTTTCTGTTTAGAAAATGCCGCTTTTAAATCGTTGGTTTTTGAATTGTAAATATCTTAACATAGTTAAACGGACTTGTGAAGGGCGTTAAATCGGGCGTGTTGTCAAGTGCTTTATTTAGCCTGCTGCCGCCCGCCGCTTATACTGCATCGGATCCGAAAAGAAATATAGCCATATCACGCACAAGTGCGTTTTTATAATTCCTTACGGTCTTTTCGTTTAAGTTCTCATTATAGCCCTGCTGCCCGCCTAAAATATCCGCTATTTCCTCGAATGTATAAACCTCCTCTACCTGTTTGCCGTTCTCTACCGTTTTCTTTCGCTGTAAATAGCGCATTTCAATTACTTCATAACCTTTTTTGCCTTCAATCTTTTTTAAAGCCTTTTCTATGCGCTCTACGTCGTTTTTACCGCGGTTATATGATGCTATTCTGTCCTCTAATAGCTGATCTTCGTCCGGCTTGTCAACCTTGTTTTTCTGATATCTCACAATACTACCCGATGTTGATTTTTGGATCATTGCTAAATATCCTTCTTCGTCTGCGACGTGTTCTTTTAAAATGTTGAAACAATAAAGAATTTTCTCGGTATTCTTAAACGCCTCGTCTTTCATAGCTTTTTGACGTTCCAACCACGAAATACTATTCATTTTCTTAAATACCTCGTCGATTGTTACCGCTATTGTTTCTTTAATTTCTTTTGCTACCGCCATTTTCTAACCTTCCTCCACTTCTCCGAAATATTCTATATACTTGTCCGGCTCGTTTTCGCCGATCCACTTTTTAACCTCTTTTTGGTTTGGCACCTCTAACGTGTTCTCATTTATATTGCGAAAAAATACAACGCCTTTTTTCGTTATGTAAATTTCCTGTACCTTGTATTTGAACGCGTTTACTACGTCACATATCTTCGTTGCTGTATCTGTGTCGAAAAGCCTTGTTATTTCTTTTGCTTTACCGTCTATCATGGTTTGATATGTTAATATTGCTTTCAATTTGCATTACCTCGCTTTCCTGCTGCCTCTGCTGCGTTATTACCCTTGTTTGGAATACCTGCAACGCCGCATACTGTCGGCGGCGTTTTCCTTTATCGCTTATAAGTGCCGTCATTGCCTCTTTTAGTGCCGTTGCTAATTCTAACGCCGGTTGCTTTATCATTTCCCAT